GTCAGGATTTATGGTATCTAGAAGCATTAATCTCACTGTCTGCATCTCGTCTTGAATCTTAGGGTCTTTCTCTTTGGCTCTTCTTTTGGTCAATAACTTTAAAAGTGCCTCTAGCGATTTCATATCTGCTGGTTTTGCTTCTTTGGATGTTGACAATTTAGGACTGAATTTCCTAAAATTGGTGTCAATTTGCCTAGCAAAATCAATTAACTGTTGATTTGTAAATTGAGCCGGGAGTGGATCGACTTTGTATTTACGCGCTGTGGCGTTAATGTCACCCGCAAGAGCTTCTTTAATGATTTGTTTTAATTGTGCTTTAGTGATTTTCATTTTTTTCTACCAATACCTTTAGTGTTCCGCTGCCCTTGATAACCCTATGAAATTCATAGGCGGGTATATTATAAATAGTCCCTTCTTCTAACAAAATCGGCAATTCATTGTCCATTTGTAGTTTCCAGCCGCCAGATTCAATAACTTTTACTTTTCTGTCCTCTTTATCTTGGTGCCAAACTAATTCACCAGAGTCAACGTCTTTCTTAAATTCCCTGAGAAATAACTTGTCGCCCACTCTTTCTTCTCTGAAAGGAAAGTCCATTACCAGAACCTTCCTATACCCGGACCAAAGTCCTTGTGTGCTCGGCATGCCCAATATCCGGGCTTAGTCTTGTCTTTCTTTTCAGCGCACCGATGTCTAGCGGCAAAAGACTTGCGTGCTGCCGGGCTGTTCCAGCCGCCTTTGAGGCCACCTTTGCTATCGCCATATGTAATTTTCTTAACTTTACCCGTTTTTGGGTTTCGGACAAAAACTTTATACTTCTTTCCTGACCCGGTATTACGAGTTGGCTTGTTGAGTGGTGGATCTTTCTTCTTTTTCTTTCTTTTTTTCTTTTCTTCTAAGACTCCGGTTGCGCCGGTGGGTGCGGACTCGTCAAGAACCTCGTCCTCAAACATCGGAAAGTCAAGAGGAACCCTGACACCCTCAATAATTACCCAGTGTCCAAGCTCAGAGTTCTCCAACAAGTCGCGTTCTGCCTCGCTCTGCACCTCATACAATCCTTTTTTGTAGTAATAGCGTGCTTGCTTAATTACATTAAAATAACAAGGAGAGCCGGGACGGTAAATGTTCTCTGTGACTGGAATCTTGTTCTCGACGTGATGTAGTAAACCGGGCTTGAAGATTGCTTTTTGCAACTCTTCCCTGATGATCATCTCAAGATTAATTGCCTCGTTTTTCTTTTTCTTGCGGCGTCGTTGGGGATCTGTTTTTACATATGTGGGCTTGGCAGCACCCGATTTAGATGGCTGATCTGGATCTTTCCTCCGCTTTCGGCGCATAGCGCTGGTGCGGTCTTTCTTGGACATGCTATCATATTTTGAGCGCGAAACACACTTAGGAGTTGTCTTTTGTCCGGGCTGGCGGGCACATGGCTTGCCGTCGTAACGACCTCCAGCTTGAACCCAACCGGGCTTGCCATCTTTACCTTTGGACCTAGACCCCTTAAACCAGTGGTACAACCCACTCTTTTTCTTCTTTCGTTTGGACTTCTTTCTTTTCTTCTTCTTTTTTTTCTTTTCATCCAAAACTGACAAAAATTCTTGCACAATCATATCTGTGATCAATTCTTCATTTGTTTTTGATTTTTGCATTCTTTTTGTCTTCCTCTTGGATGCTTCTTTTCTTTCTTCCGCGTATTCAAAAGCTTTTTTTAATCTAGCTTTGACCTTTGGATCCTTTGCATTTTGATAAGCTGCTCTTGCCCGCTGATGAATTAAATTAATTATTTGTGATTGTCGTTTGTGTGATTTTGCCTTGAAAGATTTCTTTGCGAGGGTTTGTCTGATGGCCGAGGCGCTAGAGAACTTGACCGATACTGTGTCCTTGGGGTTCTCATCCGTGTAAAGCCTCCGGCCAGAGCCTTTGGGCTTTTTGCCGGTGCCTTTCTTTGGATCACTCATTTTTCCTCTGTCCTTTCTTGCTTTTAGTTCTTTGATTTTTACAGAATTGTTTCATCGTGAAACCTTTTGGGTTAGCACATTTAGATTTGCGTTTCTTCCTCTCGGAGTCAGACCACTTTTCATTTACTTTTTTTTTACGTTAATTTCCTCATCATCTTGCAAGATGTAATCTCCATCTCTGTGGAGGCCAACATCATTCATATCCTTGATAGCATCTTTAATTTGTTTTTGTTCTGCGCCGGTACCCTTCTCAAGGGCGCTCATTCCAGCAGCACCGCCCTCATCGATCAGCACCTTACGAATTTTAGCTTCAAGGCTTTCTTTGCCCTCATAAAGCTCTAGCTCCTCCTTGGTGGTGCTCTTGCCCCAATTCTTAGCACCTACCCTTCGACACTTAACAAGCGCGCCAGAGGCGTAAGCAGAGGGCCATACGTCGTATCTTGACTTAACCTTGTAGTAGCAAGCATCACGCTTCTTAGCCTTCTTCTTTTTCTTCTTTTTCTTCTTCTTTTTCTTTCGCTTCTTTTCATCAAGAATACTTTCAAGTTCTTCCTCGATAATTTCCAAAAGTGTTTGCTTTGTAATTTTCATTTTAGTCTCCAGACACCAAGAAGTAATCTCTGGCTTTATTTAAGTAGTCGGACGCCAAAGTAACCTTACTCATCCACCAAGCCGGTAAATCATTTTCGTCCGTTAATTCTTCTAAACCTTGAAGAATTTGTGCGGCGTCCTCCATTGCTGTTTTTAATTTGCGGCGCGCCGATGGCACGTCGATGTGCCCATCCTCGTTAAGGGCTTCACCCATATTAGCACCGATGTTTCTAGCTTGGTTGACGCGCTTGGCTTTATCTTTTGAGTATGGACCCATAGTCTTAGCGCCTTTCTTTTTAGGATCGACATAAAACTTGCCATCCCGCTTGACAACCTTTTCGGTTACGCCATCAAGCTCTTCGCTAATTAATTGTTTAAGTTGTGACTTGGTGATTTTCATTTCTTTAGCACCTGATTTACATACAGGTTTAGTAAGTCTTTATAGCCTTTACCCGGCATAAAGCCGCCATAATCTACCATTGCATCAGGGTCTGGATATCCAAATCCCGAAGTTTGCCTGTGTCTTGCCAAGAATTCCTTATTTACAATGTCAAAAAATCCCGGCAGCTTTTCAGTAAGCTGCATTAGGCTGCCAGAGTCTAGGGGCTCCATGTCTCCGTCGCTGTCTCTAAATAACACCTCATTCCCTTCGGGATCAAGGAAGCTGACGCTGCCATACATCCCCTGTTGAACTTTGTAGCCTTGAGCATCCTGTTCGAGAACTCTTTCAAGTTCTTCCTTGATAATTTGTTTTAGTTGTGTTTTTGTGATTTTCATTTCTTTTTCCTCATCTTTTTCCTCATCTTTTTAACGGTTGCAGTAGCGAAAGAAAACTTTTTATCGTCAGATATTCCGGGGTTATCTTTTTTTATTGCATCAGCAATTTCTTTTCTCTTTTTTATTTCGGGTTCAGTTAATTTTGTGGGTTCGTCCTTTTCATCCAAGCCCTCTGCTTTTACACAATTACGATAGGTACGGCCAAACATCTTTTTAGTTTTACGTTTTGGGTGTGTCTTGTAGCCTTTTTGACAACGCTCTTCAAGCTTGACACCCAGACTTTTCTCGACCTCTGCCTCAGCCTTATTTAATTCGAGTATGTCTTTTACTTGCTGAATCTGGTGTGGAGTAAGGCCCATATAAGCCAACAATTCATAGACTTTAACATTCCGTTCAACAAACGGCCCGTGGTCAACGACGATCCCGTGCGCCTCGCGAACGGCGCTATCAAGCTCTTCGATGATGATCTGTTCTAATTGTGACTTGGTGATTTTCATAATTGTTTGCCTCTAGTCGTCGTCAATGTTGTTGTAGCCGCGATCATTATCTAAGGTTTCAAGTGCTATATACAAACGCTCAATAGCAAAAGGAATGGCATCAGGTGGTGATCGCTGGAGCATTTGAATAGCGTCCCTGACATGATCTTCCGTAGAATCTTTTTCAAAGGCTAGATTGCTAAACTGTGACACGTTGAAATCGTCGTCGTCTGCAAGGTGATCCTCTTCGGTTAGCCCCGAAAGCTCCTCTTTAATAATTTGTTTCAGTTGTGATCTTGTGATTTTCATTTTGCTAATCCTTATATCTTATTAATAATACCGCTGTATGGCATCCATTTCTTCTTGTTTGGCGAGTTCGTCGTCTACTAGCTCTTGCTTTGCAGCTTCAAAATCGCCGTCCAAGTCAGCGTCCGTCTTAACACCGAATCCAACCAATTTCATTCTGGCATCAATCAGATCATTTAGATATTCCTCGCGTTCAGCAGTCATGACACTTTCAAGCTCCTCTTTAATAATTTGTTTCAGTTGTGATTTTGTAATTTTCATTTTACTCTTCCTTGAATGCGGCTTGGATAGCTTTGGAATACATCTTTCCTAACTTATAATTAGTTACTTCTTGGGGATAAATCCATTCATAATTATCATGTTCATCACTAAGTCTAAATCCGCCAGACCAATCGTTTATAATATAGAATCTTGTGTGGCCTGACAACATAAACCAGTCGGGTGTATGAGATAGAGTGAGTCCTGTCTCCTCCTGCACTTCTCGGACCAGCCCTTCTTTATCAGACTCATCCTCTTGTATGTGCCCGCCGGGCAAGTCCCATTCATAAGGGGACTCTTCCGTGACATGATTAGGGTTACGTTTAAGAATCAACACCTTTCCATCGTTAAAGTCGTCCACGTCCCCGATCATAATTGCCTTGGAAACCCGCTTCATATCTTTGCCCTCCTGAATAAATTTATTCCATGTCTCTAATAAAAGCTTCATTTATCAAGTCTTTTAAGTGATCCCCTGACGATATCAATAACTTTAACACCGGGAACCAGCTTGGATGAATTTATCTCCGGCACAAGGATTTGGGTAACATATGTTCCGGGGCGGAGTGCGTCGGAATCGGGATGAAATTTAATTCTAGCTTCAATGGTTTCTCGGCCAATAGAGGTCTGTGGCTCATCGTGACTAACAACAGTAACACCCTCAATGGCGCGAATACGATTTAGTTTTTGTTCAATACCGCCACCAATGCTGGAATCGACTTGAATTTTTAAATTTACTTGAAACATTCTTGTTTCAAATTCTGACTGTTCGCTCAATAGACGCTCTTTTATAGCTTTTTTGATTGCTTCGCGCAATGTGTTCTCTTCAAACTGTACAACCGGTTGTGTCTCTAGCTGCGATGCCACTTGTTTACGAAGGTTTTGAGCAACACGCTCGGCTGCCTTATACAAAACATCAATGTGTTCATCAAGATACTCAACAAAAGCTTCGACACGATCTATCTCTTCTTGGGATGTTCTAAAGTCAATTTTTAATTTAAACCTTACACCAACATCAAATTGCTTAGGCTCCAGTTCGGCAGTGGATGTTCCAAGCTCGGCGCTGAAGCTCATTGGCATCATATCTCTCATATTTTTAGGCTTGGCTTGAAACTTTTTATCGAACGGGAGCGGCACCTGTTTAAGAGAATACTTAAAAGCCTCATTGGCCATTTTCTTGAACACACTACGGATCGAAGCGTTGATTTGTTCGCGGCGCTGAGGATTCCTCAAATCGTTTTGGTAAGCAGCAAGAACGCTGAATGGACCAACGGCACCGCCATCAACTTTCGCAACCTTGTGAAAGGCAAACCCATATGGGGTCAGCATACTCATTGCTGGGTCTGTCTCCTTGTTAATGATCTCGATCCCGTCGCCGGGATCTTCTTCGTCATAAAGGACCGAAAGGTTTTTATAACCCTTAAAGTCATCGCCAGTTAATTTCTGTACGGTTTGTTCAAAAGCGCCAGCAGGTAAGTACCCCTCTTCGATCAGGTGCTTTCGGATTACACCATATACAGTGTTATACCCATCATTAAATTTATCTAAAGCTTCATCAATCTGATATTCAAGTTGCTCAACTGACTCCATCCCCGTGGTTTCAAACTCAAAAGTATCTCTATAGCTTATTGTAATTTCATTATTTTCTTCGCTTGACTCAATCTCTTGGTTGCCTGTGCCGTAGATGTTTGCTTTATCATACAACGCTGTATAAATTTCTTCGGCAAATTCTCGTTGGTGCTGCCATGATGATCTATAATCTGGCACTAGCGGCCTATTTTCATTGTTGTCCCACTCATCGTTATATTCAAATTTAAAGTCAACCGAGAACCCACCCTGCACATAAAAAGGTATATCATCCCAGCCCTCTTCGACATCGGCGTACACACCCATAGGTACATCACCATCATCGAGAATTCTATTAGCCGCATTGACAAGTTCTACAACTTGGTTGGAGGCGATGTCAATTAAGTCGCTTGATTCTTCATCATAATAGTCTTCGTGTCTATATCCCACACCACCAAAAATATCATCTGCCTGCTCCTCTAGTGGCGTATCTTTGAATAGCGCTGCCACTAGGTCGCCGATTTCACCACCGCTTTGTTCAGCATCCGCATAGGAGCCGCCAATACGGATAAAGTCTCCGTTTCCAATTGCTGATGGATCGATGTTTCCTTCTTCGTCTGCCCACATGTCCCGTTGATTCTGGCGCAGCCATTGGCGCACTGCTGGCAAAAAGTCGGGAACGTTAACACCATAGACTCTGCTTTCGGCTACGCCAAAATCTTGTTCGGTGTCTGTGTTGTGTAATTTATAAATGCGAACGCGAGCAATGGGCTCTGGTCCGTCGAAATTTACTTGTTGGTCGCCAAATATTTCTTCGTCGTTGATTCGGTTAACCAAGTCGTAATCTTTAACATCTCTACCACGAACAAGATAAGCAACCATACCATGGCCTTTTGACTCATCAATAGCACAATTAAAGTGTGAGGAACCTTCGGAGTGGCAAGAACGAGTGGTGCTAAAGTCGGACATGCGGGCCACATCGATAGGGTGCCTTGAGATAACAATCTGTGGCGAGTCGCCTACGCTTGTTGTGAAAGAATTAAGATAAGGTTTTAAAAAGTATTTTTGAACGTTATCCATCTCGCGAAGACTATTTTGGTTTTCTTTCCACCATGCTTTGTCCTCATCGGTGCCAAAACGCTCAACTAATTTACCTAATGAAATTTTTTGTACGCTTGTTATCTTCTCGCCGGCTCGTGGACCTTTAGGAATTACTTTTTCTACTTCCTTTTTCATTGTAAGGACAGGTAGGTCCAAGGTCTTTTCATATTCTCGACCACCAACGTCACGCATTTTTTGAACAACCTTTTTAAAAGTAAAGGCGGGTTTCCAACCTCGGGCCACAATACGCTCAAACATATCGGTGGCTTGGCCTGCGATCTCTGTTCCAAGAGGTATCATAACACGCATGATATCTTGTCCACCAAATAAATTCTCAAATGAGAAT